CTGCGATGAATGTAACAGAATATTTTGAACCGTCTGCTTTTGCTGTTCCTGAACCCTCAGCAGTTGCTGAAAGTTGAGCAAATGGGAAGTACCAATATTTTCCGTTTGCATCTTTAACGATGATAGCTAAGTCTCTTTGTCCCTCTGAAAGGATTTTAATAGCCTTAGATTTTGAAGCCTCACGTCTGTGGAACATTAAAGTGATTGTTGCAGTAACAAATGAAGAACCGTTAGCAAAGTCTACCGCAGTTTCCTCTGTAAAGTTTCCTGTGTTACGTCTAAATTCAAACGCTTCATAGTCAGACGATACTACTTGAGCATCTACCATGTACGAAGCTGAATCGATTGTAGTCGAAGTGATGTTATCCATATCATTGATATAGATAGCAGTGATTCCCCCGATGTTATTATCACACCCTTTTGTGATTGCTGTAAGTGTTGTACAAGACATATTTTTAAAATTTATAAAAAAAGGAGGGAAGAATTAACCGCCCTCCCTTTTTTAAGTTAATATTTATTCTTATGAGTAAAGAACAATCTCTGTTGGGTTAACGTAAGAGAAACCAACTTTCAAGTTTGCACGTGAACGTAAGTAAGGCTCTGCAACTGTATCAGCTAAGTTAACAGCTTTGATTGCTTTTCCGTCTCCTTCGCCATCGAAAGCATAAATCATGTTGTTCTTAACAGTACAAACCATGTGGTTGTTTGGCATACCCTCAGCTACAACAACTTTAATACCTAAGAAAGTCAAAGCTAATGGAGTAGTGATGTATGTTTGAGTGTTACCTGAAGCAGTAGCCAATTCCAAAGCGTTAGCTACATTCGAAGCAACGTACAAACGTAAGTCCGCTTTTTTACGAGAAACTGTTGATGGTAAAGCATTGATTACTTTAACGATTTCAGCGATAACATTTGAAGAAGTGATAGTAGCTTTTGCTACGTCAATGATTGCTGTATCTGCTTTCATTTTTTTGATGTAACCATCACACAAAGCCAAAGTATCATCTTCGCTTGCTGTGTCTCCTTGCCAACGTAACAACTCAACATCTTCGCCAATTTGTTTCGCCATTTCTCCCCAGTAGAAGTTCATAAAAGAAGCTACTGAAAAATCACCGTTTGAACCTTGAGCCATTTGCAAAGCTAAGAAAGACTGCTCTAAATCAAATTGACAAAGTTGAGCCATAGCTGACAATGCACATACGTCGATGTCTACTGCGTCTAATGAATCAGTAGGAGCTGTAAAGTTACAAGTTGAAGCTTGTAAGATATTACCAAAAGTTACGTTAGCTAATTTAGTAGCTGATTTAATTCCTGGCAAAGTACGGTAGTTGTCTACTGTATCTTCAGCTAAGTAAGAACGACCGTAAAACTCGTTCGGGTTTGGACACAATAATGCGTTTGTTTCGATGTCCAAGTCAAATTTTAAATTTCTTTCCATTTTGTTATTTTTTAGAAAATGCGTCTCTGAACGCGTTAAATTTTTCGTGAGCTGATAATTTAGTTTCTTTTAATTCCTCTTCGATAGGCTCAACTTCTACTTCTAAAGAATTTTTTAATTCTGCAATTACTTGCAACAATTCGTTAACTTTTTCATCTAACAAAGGTGTAACGATAGCAAGGATAGCTTCAGCGTCTGCTGTTGGGTCGACTGCCATTTCAACTTCTTCAGTTGCGACTTCTTCCTCAACAACTTCCTCAGTTGCCATTTCTACATCTTCTGTTACTTCTTCTTCGACTACTTCAGTTTCCATTACAACCTCTTCGGTTGGTGCATCTAATACCTCGATAACTTCCCCGCCTTTTACAACGTAGATTTTACCCTCGATTAGGTGCTCTCCATCTGGTAACTTCATACTATATTGATTATTTAATTCCGTCTTTTGTTCGTTCAATTTCATACCTAAGAAACCCTCAATCGAAAATCCTACCTGATTACTCTTTACAAGTTCGTTGTAGTAATCTTCGTCAGTTACTTGAGCGGTTAACATCAAAGTTCCTTTTGGTACGTCAATTCCGTACGCTTTAGCTTTGTCGTTTTTAGGGTCTTGAACTATCCACGCTTCTAATACATAAGCAGGAACTTTGTTTTCTGCATTATGTTCAATGTTAAAAATATCTTTGTTAGATAAATTCTCCATAAACTTAGCGTGTATCTTTTCAATCTCTTCGGCTGTGAATGAAACATAGTACTCTTCGCCCTCATCGTTTCTATAAATCTCCATAGGAATCATAGCAGGCGCAACGATGCGCATTTTAAGCGTGTCAGCGAAATACATTTGTTCGTGTGAATTGAACGCTACTCCTTTAACTTTAACCGCAGGACGTGACGTAAAAGCAATCATTTCGATTCCTAAGTCCTCGCCCTCGCTGTATTCAGGGTCAATAGTAATTTTGTAAGTAGGCAATTTATCCATACTTATTATGTAGATATAAAATTATTTGTTCAAAAATTGTATATTTGTTAAAAAATTAGTATATGGTAACAATTGGAAAAAATGAAATCCCTAACAAGTCAACCGAGTTGAGCGTTAAACAATTTACAAAAGTCAATGAAATTTTAAGAAGTGAAAACGAACCAATTGAAAAATGGTATCAAATCTTTACGTACTTAGGAGCGGACGAAAGCGACATTAACGACTTAGAATTTGACGAGTTCAAAGAGGTCGTTCGTCTTTTTAACGATAGCGAAAGTAAGGACTTAGAAATTCAACGCACTATCGAGATTGACGGCTACACTTACGAAGCATACAAAGAAGAGTTTAAGGTGTCAGTAAAAGACTTAAAAGCAATTGAGAAATTAATCGCTAAGAATCCAAACTCGTACATCGCTGAAATGGTTGCTGTCTTGTATAAGCGTACCGACTTAACAGAAAAAGAACACTACGAACCTGCACACATCAAACACAAAACTACTTTGTTCGCTGACCAAAAGGCATCGTTTGCTTTACCTATCATTTGGCACGTTGCTAAAAAGATGACGAATGAAATAGAAAAATCTGAAGATGAAAGCGTGGCATAACGTAACAGTCGAAACATTCATGGAGTTAAGGGGGTTGGAAACAATCCCTTTCGATTCTCCATTTGATTTGGAACTTGAAAGGCTATCAATCTTAACCGATACCGACATCGAAGAGTTGCAAAATTTAGACTTATCCGAGTTTAGTAAGTTAACAAAGGAGTACGCTTGGGTAAAGTCAGCACCTGCAAAGAACTTTAAACAAGAAATAAACGGGTTTCACTTTAAAGAATGGTACACGCTTGGGGAGTTTATCGACTTAAACCATCTATTTGAAAACGAAGCACAAAACTTTGACAAGATTCTAAGCATTTTATTCCGAGTTTTTAAGCAGGACGAATGGGGCAACCGTGTTTTTGAGCCTTTACAGTTTGACTTAGAACAACGCAAACACGAATTTAAAGACATTTTAATCAATGATTGCTTTGGTGGTGTGGTTTTCTTTGTTGAGTTTAGGGATAACTTCTTAAAAGTGTACGAAAATCTATTTAATCCTGTTGTTGAAAGTGACGAATTAGAAGATAATGACTTAGATGCTGAAGATATAAAAGCCGAAGAAGAGGAAAAGAAACTATCTAAGTTTAGCTGGGAGCGTTTAATATTTGATTTGAGCGGTGGGGATTTGACAAAGGTAGACCAACTTACTGACCTACCTATTATCTTAGTGTTTAATATGCTTTCAATGAAGCAAACTTACGGAATTTAAAACGGTGTTGTTGGTGTAGTTCTTAAATCAGGGTAAGGGCTATCTATCCAATTAAACTCAATGCTTACTTTCGGGTCGTTTAATAACTTAGCCATTTCCAAAAGCGGGTATTTTTCAAACTGCCATGCTATGTATTCTTGAGTTATCTCAGCAAGTATAGCTTGTACATCGCTACGTCTTAACCAATTATCAGTTATTGAATAAGGCGGTATGCCTCTTTTTGTTCCCTCATCTAAAAACAAATAGTAAAACAAAGCGTTAATAGTCATTGTAATCGTGTTTAGTTTAGTTCCACTCATTGCGGATATTCTAACCGATTCATATAACGCGCCTGTGTCGACCAATCCAAGCGACCTAATTTCTTGCTGTAATGACCTTGCTAACTTATTACGCGTAGCGTATTTAACTTTAAATCCTGCCATATTAATCTCCTATTTGAAATGGTATGTCTTCAATACAATATTGGTCAACTTCAAACGTGATACTCATTTGCCACCCCGCCACATAATCTAAATCAAAGTTATTGACTGGTATTAACGTAGGTGCTTGAGCGTCTATGCTTAAATCTGACCCTTGACTAAAGTACAAATATAAGTCATTTAAAATTAAGTTCGTATCACTTA